CAGCAGCAGCTACAAAATTCAACATCTGGAATAGAGTTGAGGAAGGCTCTTTGTAAGGCAGGGGAATAATAGCCTTAGAGAGATCCATTCCAGTTGCTTCAACCTCCTTGAACTCACCGGGTGAGATAGGGTCATTATCTCCGACCATTCTCAGCCCTTTAGCCTTGAAACCACCCGGTAAATTGGAGAACTGTCCTGCATCTATGAGAGATCTCATGGCAGCAGTTGCACTCATGGTGAGATTACCTAGGAAATGGATCAAGCCTAATCCATAGAAACCAAAGCCCGGAACAAATCTATAATGCACAAAGTGACTGCGCTTCTCTTTATTCTGGTCATTCTGCTCGTAGTTTCTACGAATACTTAATACTTGCCTTGATTGTTCTATAACTGTAACAATATAAGGAAGTGATTCTCCTGTGTCTTCTATGTCTAGATAGCAATGCTGTTCTAGTAGAAGATACTGTGGGTCATTGTCAGAAGAAGGAGACATACCAATAATGGTATCCATCTTCTGAGTAAACCCTGTAACATTAATTTCATTTGGTTCTGGCAGGTCTACGTCATCATAAACACCAGCCCTGATATCCTTCTCCATATCAATAGGACTACGATAGATCAGGTGTGTGTACCTGTCAGCATTTCTAAGGTCAGTTGCATAGTAAGACACATAGAACTGATCAATAGGTATGAACTCTGAGACAGGCCGTCTTAGTGTAGCACTGTAGTAAACCTTCTTGAATGCAGAACCTATCAAGGGGAGATGGAACAACATTCTTTCAAACTCATCGAAGTATTCTGGCATCTGCTCAGTTACCTGATAGTTCATGAAGTTCTGTACCCTGTTGGCTTGCATCTCTTTCTCAGGGGTAGACTTACCCATGATGTTTGCCTTGACAGGACCACTGGCAGGGAAGAGTTCTGCTGAAGCCTTGGATTGAAACTTAACTGCTGACTCTATCAAAAGTGGGTGTACGGCTGTACATGCGCCATCAAAGGGATCTGTTCCCGGCTCCAGCTTAAGACCTAGCAGATCAAAGCCACGTTCAAACATAGACTCCCACTCAGCCCTTGAATCTTTATCAGCTTGGAAGCTATCAATAACATTGTCAGCTATCTCATCTAAGTATTCTGGATCTAAGGTATCTGATAAATTATCATACCACTCTTCTATAGCCTGTGAAGGAGACATCTCAATACTCTCTTCTCCAGACAAGTCTACGATTACTCCACCATCTGTAGGATCAACTTCAAAGGTAGCATTTATTTCTTCTTCCTCGACTGCTGCCATAGGAACTACATTACCTAGTTCTTCTGGTTTCATATCATATGGATTACGTTCAGTTGCCATTTCTTATCCTATTCTATTGCTGTTCCTGCTGGTAAACCTATAGCCTTTATAGCTCTCTCAGCCGTGTAACCTGCTCGTATAAGTGCTAGATACTGAGGAAGAAGACCAGCACTTGTGATTGTCTTCTGAACTTCCTCTGGGATCTTAGCTGCTTCCTGCGCTATAGCAGCTACTTGTTTTTGAGTTAGTTTTGGTTGTGCTTTTCTTTTTTCTACAACATCATTTGATGCTCCTAGATCATCCTGATTAGGTATTGCTGGTGATCCAGATGATTTTAAAAAGTTAAGTATTTTATTTACAAAAGATGTAGGTTTTTGTTTAGAAGTTTCTTCTTTTTCTTTTAACCCTCTACGTTCCTTACTTTTATCCAGAGCAATACTTTGTAGATCCATTTGTTCTTTTACCTCTTTACGAACTTTATCTACATCAATCTTTTCTCCTTCTTCTGGTATTCTATATCTATCAGCCATAAGTTTTTCTGTAAATCTAAAATTATCATCATCAACACTTCTTCTATTACGTGGTTCTATAGTAAAAATACCCGGTCCTCTTTCTGCTAAATCTACTGCTGTTTTAACTCTGTCTCCAATTTTACTATCTCCTACTAAAGAAGTTAGACCTGTTTTATCTCCTATAGTCTTACCTATCTGTCCTAAAATACTTCTTGTTTCTCCATTATCATACTGACTTCCTAAAGTAGACATAAAAGTTCCGGGAGATGAAGCACCCATAGCTAGAAGTCCTAGACCTTGTATCATACCTGCTCCTCTAGCATCATTTAACGCATCCCATACTTGAGTAGCTTGTGCGTTAGAATTAGAGGAATAACCATAATTTTGTGTAGGTGCTACCATCTTTGTTTCATCAAACATTTGTTTAGCTATCTCTTCAATAGTTTCTCCCGGTTTAGCATAACGCATTCTCATTTCAAATTCTTTAGATTCTGGAGATGAATCTTCAAATCCTACTTCACCATAGACACCTCTTTTATCAGAGTCTTCTATTTCTTTAGATCTTTCATCATCTGCATATCTATATAAAGCTCCACCGGGAGTACTGCTTTCAAATGGTCCACGCATTCCTTTACCAAATGTAGCTAATCCTTTATCTTCTAAAAGATTAGCTAAAGGTATACCTGCTCTATTATAAATACCTCTATCTATTCCTCTTTGTGCAAGCTGTAAGTTTGTAAGTTTAGAGTCAGGATCTATTCTATCTAACTTATCAAATCTATCTCTATAATCTTGTCCTCCTGCTTTTAAAGCAGCAGCTAAATTTTGTTGATTAAGAGCTTCGTCAGCAGGAGATCCTGTTTGTATTACTCTTCCTCTTGAATCATAAGATATGTAACTATCTTCTGGCTTTTGACCTTTTGGCGTGGCTCTACCTGCTGCACCTGCGTCAGCATCAGCTTGATCAAATTCATCAAAGCCAGCTTCTTCAGCAGCAGCAGCATCCATAGCTTGATCTATATCATCTTGAGTATAATTACCATAAAAACTAAAATCACCACCATCTTGTCTATAGATTGTAGGAAGACCACCCTGACTCATGGGGGAAGCAAAAGCACTATTGGCATTGGGATCAGCAAAGGCACTGCTTCTACGTCTGTTCATGTAGGCATCATCAAGACCACCACCGTATTGACGTTCTACGGTAGGTTCAATTATATCCATTAACATTTCTTTAGCAGATGCCATATGATCCCCTTTTTATTGCCTTCCCTCTATTATACCATACTTTTTCTATATGTGCAAATAAAATATTAGAAAGTCCAATAAGTCTTAGGGGATTCTCTAGGTTCTTCTTCCCACTCAGGATCATCAGGGTGTTCCAAATGCCATGACTCCTTCATGTAATGTACAGCCATTGTCATAGCATCCACCTGATCATCATGAGCAGCATTGGGAAAACGTATTAATTCTTCTATGAGGTCTTCTGACCACTTCTTATTGTTGGGTATCCACACTCTACCTGCTTCCATGACAGGTGAAGCTGCATAAACTCTGGATACCTTATCTCTATCTGGGGTGTATTCCATAACAGGCAACCCTGCCCTACGCATATCCTGTATGAGTGACTGACCACTTGCCTTTTTCTCCACCATACATACGTCTGGCTTGTTATCTGCGTACAATCTCTGTGCAAGTCTGCGTAGTTCTGGATACTCATACCTACCTTTGACGTTACCTAGCAGGATTAGGTTGGCAACATAGTCCTCATACCCACTACTGTCTTGATCATACATGTAGAATATGCCCCATGTCTGGATTACACTGTAATCAGCCGTGGTTCTGGTGGAAAATGCGGTATCATAGGTCTGTATCACAAATTCACAGTTAGGTGGGTCTTCTTCTTCCCACTCTTGTATCCATTTCTTCTTGATTAGCCCACCTTCTTCTGGTGTGGGGTCTTGCATGTACAATGAGTTCCAATATCTGCTACCATTACTAGCTTTTATCTCATGTTCGTCTACCCTGAGTACTTCATCTGGCTTCCATTCAGGGAAATAACTGCCACCTACGGGTAATTCTAGCAGTTCTGCTGCATCTTCGTCTAACCATGCAGGTATTTTCACTACATCCCACGGTATTATGTCGTAATCACCTGCATTTTCCTCTTGTTTCAAGAGCCAACCGCATAGATCATCGTAGTGATACCTAGTATTAATGATTAATATGGAGCCATTAGGCATGATCCGTGTGCGTAGACCAGCAGGATACCATTCTTTTACATATCGTCTACCTGCTTCTGAGTAGGAATCCTCTTCAGACATCACATCATCAAGGATTGCTATGTGCGC